GGTTTGCATTCATATTGCAATTCGTCATGCACGAAAGCTAATTGATGAGTGTGGAAGTTGAAGTCATTTGCTATGACCATCCATCTTTTGGCAATAATGCCAGCAGAACATTGGAGAAGATAATTTAAAGCTTTGTGTGGGCTATCGACCAGCACTCTTCGTCCGTCAATTGCCATGAGCCACCCATTAGTAGCCTTATTTGAAACCGCTGCCAATAAGTCGGAGAGTCCTTCGATTGCAGCAACGAAAGCCTTTCGGATCTCGGATCCTTTTTTACTGGCTTTCTTGGGTTGTAAAGAGTTATCATAACTCAGTCCTAATTTTTCATTACCCGCGCCATAGAGAAAGGCATAAGTGACAGTCTTAACTTGTCTTCGGGTGATTCCTATTTTGTCAGCGTTAACTTGGTGAATATCACCATTAAGTAGTATGTCCGCGTATCGACCTCCGTCATACCGTCCTAAGTAATGAGCTAACATTCGTAGCTCTATCCCAGATAGGTCAGCACCTACCATTACTTTTCCAGAACTTGCTGTAAATAGTTCTCTAAATTCTTTATCCGCAGGGACTTGCGCTAGGTTTGGTTTACGATGAGCACATCTAAATGTGTTCGTACTAACCGAGCAGTGATGGTGTATTCGACCTTCACTCGTAACAAGCCTGTTCCATGCGTTCACGCCTTCGGATATCATTCCAAGCTTCTTCTTTATCGTCAAACATTTCGCACATAGTTTGGAGAAGGGAATATTTATCTCCATCAATGTAATCTCGTCTATAATTGGTTTCCCAGTCGTAGTGGTCTTGCTCAATTTGACTTTGAAATGAGTCGTCAGAATCCATGCTATGTGGTCTCGTGATGTTGGGTTAAACTCCTTTATTCGTTGTATTTCACATCCTTCTCTATATCCTTGTGTTGCGTTATCTCGTTTAGGAGTGAACAACGATCCTGCAACGTAAGGGAATTGTCCTCGAAGTATTGCTTGAGTTTCTTCCATCTCGCTTCTGAGAGATGACTCAAGTTCGAGAGCTTTTCGTTCATTAAATGTCCATCCATGTATTTCTTGTTCAGTTAATATCTGGGAGACTCGATGCTCTAATTTACACGAGTCATCAAGGGGCGGAAGTGTTCGCATAATTTAGTTGTTACTTGTACGTCTTGTACGCAATAATCTTGCATCTCTTGTGACCATGCTTTCCAGTCACTTGTTTTGCCAAACTCACCTTTATATTCACCAAGGCGATATCCATATGCTTCTAAAGAATGTCTGCCATACAGTTGTAAAGGCATTCTTTCTATGTTTCTTCTCTTATCTATCTCCATTAAGTTTGGATGATATAACCTAGATAAGACAAGAGTATCGACAACATTATTACAAGGCTCAAACCAAGAATAAGTTTTCCGAAGAACAGGTATATCGTAGCCAATAATATTATGACCAACGATGACATCAGCATGGGTGAGCCAATGCAAAGCTTCCGTGATCGGGTAGCAGTCATCACCTTGATTATTAAATACGAATGTCTCTTCCTTTTGGGAGTCGTATATGGCGATGCAATGTATCTCAGAAACGTCATGTAGTAATCCGTTAGTTTCGCAATCAAATACCAGCATTTGTTTTTCCGACATATGTTTTATCTTTAAACTTTGCTTTCTTTTTTGCTTGTTTTGTAGGTGGGTTTGGTTTTTTCAGTTCTTCCAACTCAGAAGTCTGTGCTGGCACTGAAAACTGGGTCCGTATTTTCATTGAATTTACAGGTGGTTTTGTCGTATTTCAGTTGAGCTGCAACACCTGTCTCTCCTGAGTATCTATTCTTTAAAACTCTTAATGTAGAGACATCATCTGGATTTTGCTGGTCTCTTTCCAACGCCAGTACGGTGTCACTTAGTTGACTTATCGAAGCAGATCCTCTGAGTTGTCCTATGGAAACTCTTTGTCCATCTTCGTGAGCCTTATCATTCTGTGCTCTTCTTAAGTGAGAAACTAAAAATAATTTAATTCCTGTTCTTTCAACCAGACTCCTTAAGTTAGTCATGGTTTGATCTATCATTCTTCTCTCATCTCCATCTAATCCACTAAGTAATATGGATAGGTGGTCAAGGAAGATTACTTTTATATCCAGTCCGAGAGCCATATATTCAATTCGACTGTAGATAATATCCGCAGATAAACTACCAAAATGGTCGTATAAATAAAGGTTCCAACTAGAGATAGTGGAATCGTAAGCATCTTTAAGGGTGGTGTATTCGTGTTCGCCAAGGTGCAGGGCTTTACCCACAGCTACTGACATAAGTCCTAGAGCTGTTCGCCTGTTGGATTCCTCCAATGCGATGTAACCAACTTTCTCTCCTGTATTTAATAACTCTGTTGCAAGCTGCCTACAAAATGTAGATTTACCTTGTCCAGTACCAGCTGTAATCGTTGTTAACTCTCCATAGCGAATGCCATGGGTCATAGATTGCAGTCCAGGAAAGGGATATGAGTGATTACATGGTGGGCTAGGAGTCGTTACTGCATCTAATAATGATTTCGCACTGACAATGCCATCAGGTTCATAAGGTTTCGCATCCCAGATAGCACGGCGTATAGCGTCCGCATCATTAGCCTGTAAAGCATCACTGGCATCCTTGTAAGGATCTTCCAAGTGAGCAATTTTAACTGTCCCTTGCGGTAAGACAGCAGCCACTTGTTCCTCCGCTCTTTTACCAGCTTCGTCTTTATCAAAGAATAAGACGATTTCCTTATAGCCTTGTAAAAAAGGTATTTGTTTTTGAATGTCTTTTCTGGCTCCCGCTGCCCCATGTGGTAATGAAACCATCGGCCAGTTTTCCATCGCCTCATAGCAACTTGCAGCATCTAATTCACCTTCAGTAATAACAATACGTTTACCAGTACTAGGGAATAAATGCTGACCAAATAAGGTGTCAGTGGAAACTCCTTCATATTTAAAATTTTTTAATTTATCTTTGGTTTTGAATCCTTTAAGGCATCCAGAGCCATCGAAATAAGGGAAGCGTAAGTGTGTCTGGTCTCTATAGATTTTGTATTTTTCGCAGGTTTTTTCGCTAATTCCTCGTTTTTGCAGCCTTTGGGCTGATCCTTTAAAACTAACATTGTTTTGCATGTGATGAGTGTGTTGTTGCCCATCTCCAGCCTTCCTAGTATGACAACTAAAACAGAAGGTATGACCGTCCGTGTACACTGCTAGTGCATCGGACGAGCCACAGTCTGGACATGGATCGTGTCTTATAAATTCGCTTTCTGTCATGTCAGCCAATCAAGTGGTATGGCGTGAAAAGCACACCATTTAATTCCATATCTTTTGCACCATTGTGCATAAGTTGTTTTAGATTTTTTACTAATTTTCTTATAAGGATCTTGAAATACCATCCTTAAATCAATCTCATTATCTGTTATTACTTGTCTAACCTTACGGCGATCTTCAGGTCGCCAAAAACCTTTTGTTTCAAGGCATACGCCATTCGGTAAAACAAAGTCAGGTGTATATTTATGAGTGATAGTATAAGAAAAACTTGTACCTTCATATTCATAATCAACACCTAACTTACATAAAAGATCAGAGACTTTTTCCTCTAATCCAGATTTGAACATTAGAAGTCATCATCTATAGCGACTTCTTCTGAAGGTGTGACGTTAGGATCATCAGCCTTGAAGCCTTGTGTCTTACCAAATAACTCAGCAACACCGCCTTCATCTAAATCTCCTGTATCTACACCAGCTCCTGATTGTATTGAGACAATCTGTACTCCTGACAACTTAAGTGATGTGCCATAAGTAACGCCATCTCTAAGTATGTATGGTTTTTGATGAAATCCAATTTTAACTTTGGAACCTTCATAAACTGGTGTGTCCTCATTAACTATTGGAGTACCTTCTGTATCTACAACAGGTGGTTTCTTATCATCAGCCCATGAAAATTTAATAATATATTTTCCATCAGCTACTTCTTCCCAAGGTTCAGGTCTAAGTGTTGACCTTTTTGGATTCTTAAGCTTTGACTCTGCCCATTTAAGACAGTCAGCTCTTTCAGTCTCAAGTGCATCAACTATGTCCTGACCAACAATAGCCTTTAGTGAATAGCCAAATTTACTTGGTTTTAATATTGCCTGATAACCTTCAAGGGTTACAGGATTTTTTGTTACATGTATGTTTTTCATTAACAGAAAAAATAAGTGGATTCAATCACGGATTCTGGTTGTAAGTCTCCAATGATCGGTGGTTCAGTCTTTGCATTAATTGCTTTAGCAAAGTCTTTTAAAAAATCATGCTCCGCAAACAGGTGCATGTATGTGTCTCGTACTAATGTGGATAGGTTGGTCATATCTGTAGCTCTACATAGAACTGAATCATGTATTAAAGCTATAGGTGCATTAAATTTAGTAGCACTTAGATGTAACAAGCTGGCATCCAATGAATGGATTAAGTTTGGTGCTGTCGCATTCTTGTGATGTCTAAGGTCTACGCCCTTCTCACCATCTATAACTTTTATCTGACAACGACCCATCAAATGTAGTTCCACAATTTTGTGGTTATGTTTCATAAGTCTTTGATTGACTCTAAAACCTGATGGAGTTGTCCATGATATTTCATCAGCTCCTTCTTTTATAGCGTTAGATACTTCGGATTCTATCCATCTCATTACCCTCATAGGTCCTGGCACGACTAGCTCCATGGCATCTCGTACAGCTTTAACTATTTGGGTTAATTCATCTTTATCAACCTCAATATTTACATCATCAAAAGCATCTCGTATATATTGCCTGTTACTAAAAGGTTTAGCGTTATAAGGTATGGTCATAACACATCTTTTAGTTTTCTTTCTATCCCAATAGGGACGTAATCTTTCAGGTATATTTGGTTTACTTTCTTCTGCTATAACTGCGTAAGCATCTTGAGGTTTATTGCTTGGCATTACATTGACCAAACAAGCTGTGGACTTATCCCTTGCTAGACCCGCCAGTATCTGTAGACCTGAGCATGTAGCATCAGTTGCCACTGGTAGACCAGTAGTCTCCTTACCAGTCATAACTACGTCATAGTATTCCTTACACGCAGCTAAAAATTGCCAAGGTTCATCAGCTGCTTCCCAGTCTCCAATATTATTAATTGGATCTGTAGCAACTCTAATAATTAATTGTATATTCTCTGCTTTAGCAACCCAATCAAGTCGCTCCTCCATAGTCGCTTTATCAAGACCATAAGTAGTAGATACTTGAAAAGCTAACCACTTCATCCCGTCCTCAGTTATAGGTGCTTCATCAGCAAATCTAAGTAAACTTTTTCCAAAGTCTTCACATTGAGGAGTTAAAAAACTAGGTATAGGGTAAGCTCGTCCGCGATAATCAAACGACCATGGTATGTAGTAGTCCTTGTCTTTAAACTCTCTGACACAATTCATTGTCATTCTAGTTCTACAAGAAATCCTCCATTCATTTGCATTTTTATTACGTATGATTGCTTTATCCTTTCTCCATTGTTTCCTACTTTCTTCATCCTCCATATCTGGAGGTTTAGGAGGGTCAGGATGGTTTATGACAGGGCGAAATTTTCCTACCTCTATTTCTCTTTCCTCTAGGTCTTCCGCAACCATTACTATAAATGGGTTTAAACGATATTTTACCTTCTGTATTTCATTAAGAAATTGATAGGTAGTTTCTCCCTGTATACATAAGGGTTTACCCCTTCTGACCATTTCATGGCATTTAGTTAAATCATTTAAGTAATATCCTCCATCATGTACACATGACCAATCTCTTGGTTCAATAAGCATCGGCCACGCTAATGGACTAAATAATTCAGCTAACCTTATTATTTCTTCTTTGTTTTTATGAAATTTATCAGTAGGAACAACAAACTGTTGTTTTTTACCTCTGTTCATAGAGACTTCTCTTACAAACCATTCAGATGATTCCATAAGACAATCTAAAAACCAAGTTCCTACCTTGATACGTTCAACCCTGTTCCACGGCTTCCATCGTTCTAAGTCTTCATGCTTATTCATCAAGGTTGTCATGGATTTAGCCTTGTAAGCTGTACCCTTTGCTTGATGCCAATAATTTTTCTTTAATGTCTCAAAAAGCCCTGGAGCACTGGATTCATAGTATCTCATCTGAGATTCAGCCTCTAAAGCTGACCCGATAGCCTGTACTACGTTTGCCACCTTGCTATTGTCCTTGCGAGGGGAAAATATTTTATCAAAAGTAATCTTGGCAGTTATAGCTGCCTGCGATTCTGTATCAAGGGAAATTAAATAAGGTATTAAATGTAATTGTCTTCCAACTAATAGTTTTTGTCTTTCTGTCTTTTTTTGTTCTATATATTTTACTAAATAGGGCAAAAGGGTTTCTATTGATGACGAACCAAAAACTGTGGCTGAAGCATAGTCCTTGTCTATTAACTTTTTAGTATCAGACCTAAACCTCTCCAAACCACCCTTAATCTGTTTCCGTTCAAACCTCTCTTGCATCTCTAAATCAGCAGTTGTAGGCATGTGATGAGTGTGTTAAGTAATTATTAAAAAGCGCACTCGCATAAGTACACTCGTCTATCCCAAAGTGGATAGGTCATATAATAAGTAAGGGACTAGGTTTTACCCTAATCCCTAAATAAGTGGATAATCTACTACAGTCGCTCCTTAGACGTGCGCGTCTACCAATTCCGCCACGTCCGCACTACGATCTCAGCGACTCAGCGAGTGCTGTGATTTCATAATTGTACAGGATGTGGGTCATAATTAGTAGTTAGTGGACACGCTCGCCAACGGGTTTCTCTAGATTTCTCCATGAGTTTCCGTTGAGATGTTCAAGAGGATCTTGTTGTAGAGTTCCATCCATGTAACTAGATTCTAATTTATTAAGAGCATTACGTTTACGTTTGTTGTTTGCCCTTGCATAACGTCTAGTTACTTCCATTGATGAGTGACACATGATGTCAGATACAACATCTAATGGATAATCCATATCGAGTAGAGCAGTACAGAAAGTATGTCTTAAATGCATTAATGAATAACGCTTTTCAAGAGAGTAATCTCTGACTTTCTCAAACCAATATCGAAGTGTTCCTACAGTTTTCCAATCATCACCAAAGATAAGTGCATCATTAGGCATATCTTCGCAACGTGGTCTGAGGATATTTTCCAGTGGTTTCATAATGGGAATTTGAACAGCCTTTTTAGGTTTGTTCTCATTGTCCCTACGTCCACCTATAAGAACTAATCCACGCTGCCAGTCAATATCTTTCTTGGCAAGTTTCAATAGTTCAGCTCGTCTAGCTCCAGTCCAGGCATAGGCTGTGACTATATCTGCAAGATCATGTCGATCAAAATCAACACGAGCTGATCTAGCCATTTGGTCAACTTCTTCAAAGGTATAGACAAGTGGTTGTCTTTCTCCTTCTGGAAGTCTTAAACCTTCCCAGTTGATGTTGTATTCAACTAGACCATCATTCATGCATTCATTTAATGCAGTCCTGACGTAACCTACTACCTTGTTGACATAGGAGTTAGCACAGCCAGCATTAACCATCTCTTTAATAAGACGTTTAACAGCTCGTCTATCAAGAGAAGAAATTGATGGGTTACCCCACACTTTCTCTGGCCACTTAAGACCATGAAAGACAGCATCTGCTTGACCGCCTCGTGTCCAAGTAATCCTTGTTTCACGAGCATAATTTGTACACTGATTCAGTGTTTTAAATTGTTTTTGACGCATAAAGAATCGTTTTAAGTTGTTGTACGAGTATTCGACCTTTAGGACTTAACTTCAATATCTGCTTCCTTCTGTTGGTTGGATCTCGATACTTGATTAAAAGTCCTAGTCCGGCTTTATTCAATCTATGAAACTCACTGAGCCAATCAGTGTTACGGCTACCACTTGCGCTTGAGAAAGCGAGTGCCTTTTCCAGATCGACTTTAGTACAGTCATCATGGGAAGCAACATATAAGAAAGTAGCAATAACTTGGGCGGGTATCTCTTTATCTAACGTGCGAAAATGTTCAATTGCTTGCGCCAGCTTCGCCATTTGATAATCCGTCACCACCCTGCTTGGGTCTGAGTTTGTCATCTGATGATTTAGCTGATGGACACTGATATTCTATCAAAATATTGCCAACGTGGATAGATAAGTCACAATATTTATCTTTTTCTATACCTAAATAGAATGAACCGATTGATACAAGCTGCATAAAGACTGTTAAGAATATGATTCGTTATTTATAATACTAGGTATTTTTACTTCTGCAAAGTCGTCTTGTACCTGTTGATACATAATGTTAAGTAATTCGTCCTTATGTGGATGTATGGAAACATCTCTTAACAGTGTGTCGTATCTCCTTGAAAATGTTTTTTTATTCATGGGTTATTAAAATCTGATAGGTCTGAGGGTTTTAAGTGATACATGCCTTCCATAGTGCACATATATATTTCCTTGTTTTCATGCATACATTTAGTAATGCAGTTCTTTGCACCTCTTTCGGTGTTGTAATACTTCTCTGTGTATTTTCCTTTGCTGTCCTTCATACGAATTATTGCAAATACTGATTCAGGTATCTGATAGCCATACACTTTCCAGTCTTCAAACTGTTCATAAGGCATAGATGGAAAATACTTATCAGGTGTATTCCTTATTGCTTCGCAACTGTTAGGAAAATACCTTTGTCCTTTATTAGGTTTCTTTTTCATAATGGGTAACTCCCTGTAATAGGTTTAACATCAATTAGCTCAAAACCCCTGGAATCACACCAGTCCTTGGCTTTCCATGCTGCGTCCTCATGATCGTCAGCTTCCATGAGATGCCAACGCCAGTCCGACCAATGTGGAAGCACTTTAAATTCAACTTGATAAGAGTTCATAGCAATGCCTCGATGAGTGTGTAAAGATACCTGTCTCTTACGAGGGGTTTACTGACTGTCAGGTGTAGTCACTCTGTTATTTAGTTGTGTTGAATGATTCAATTAATTCTTTTAATCTCCACCATTCAGTGGATAGATAAACAACTTGATTCAGTTGTTGCATCAAAGATTGTTGAGTCGTTGATGGGTGAATAGTTATTGTCATAATGTTTCTGGTATGTGAAAGTGTCCTGATACGCTCATCTGCCATTTGAAGTCATACATGTCGCCGTATTCAGTGTGAACTCTTTGCTCAACAACTTTGGCTATGGCTTCCCTGTCTTGATAGGTGAGTATGTCAGCTACGTTTATGTCCTTAGTTTTCATAGTTGTCCCTGCCTTGCGGCTGCTTGTCTTGCACGTGCTTCCTTAAGTGTTTGACGTACAGGAAATAACTCTGGCTCAGGTTTAAATGAGCTACTAAGTATTTCCCATCTCATAGCTTTGTCCTTGAGTTCGGTTAACTCCTTGAGTACATCTTGAAAAGATGTGTGGATATCGAGGTCAGGATTAGCTGCCGAAGCAACTTTATATACTTCAGCTACAAATTGTTCTTGGTTCATAGTCAGTAAAGCCCCGCTCATTGCGTGGGCAATTGGACGTGATCGGAATTGAACCGACCTTGCGTGTTGTCTCTACGATGCGTCCATCTATGAGACGTGTTGCATTAACCATTCGTCCTTGGTTATGTCCTTGAGTCCTTGAGTCCTTGGACAAATAAAAAAAAATAAAAAAAAACCTGGAATATTTCCAGGCATACCAACCCCATGATCAGGTGCGTCCCTGCTTGATGAGTGTGGAAATAAGTTCTTATGTATAAAGAATTAGTGGACTTATTGGCATTGCCACTGATTAATCACCGAAGAAACCTTCCTTGATAATCTCTCTACCTTTGCTTTGTATGTACTCGTTAACTAAGTCTTGATCACTATCCTGCTCATATCCATACATGTAATCTTCTCTTTCTTCTTGGCATGTTTCACAATGACGTTGATACCAAACTTGGAAATCAAAGATTAAATCCTTATGTATATAACAAGTCTCAAGACACATAGTTAAGCTGCGCTCATAACAAGTGGTTAATTGTTTAGGTGTTAATTGCACCCTTGATTCATTTAATGTTTTCATAATTAACCCCACTGTGCAGCCATAGCATTAGCTATGCCTTGATAAGTAGTAGATCTAATCTTCCACCTATCTGGTGATGGTGGTAAGTAATGAAGTCTTTGAGTTATTTTTTTAGGTAAGCCAGTTAAGTCCTTAATATCTGTAGGAACTAAGGGATCTAAACCGCGTAACCATAAGCCTGTTTTCTTAGTCTCAAAGTGTCCATGCTCATAAGGCTGAACATATTGTGTTGGCTTGCCTAGTCTTGACTTAGTACTAAGCACACCTACTGGATTCTCTATGCATATGCGAGGGATACCGCAGTAGTAGAGACGCTCAACAAATTCAATAGCGCGTTGCTGTCTACCGTCCTTGATCTTCTCAGGGAAATGAGCAGCCCCACTTATTGCGAGGTCAGTACAAGGTGGATGAAAGATAGCTAAATCCCAATCACCCTCTATCATGTCGAAGATGTCACCTTGTACATGCTTCGGGTTAGGTCTATCACTTGGCAGTAGATCAACTGACCAAGCATTATGACCACGTGCAGCAAAGGCATCCCTTACTACACCGCTGTATTCACAGCCTACTAATACGTTCATGATTGAATAGAATACTAATGTGGATAAGTTAGGAATAAGCTTTGTCTGTGCAATACAGTGAAACCACAGACCAAACCATATGATTCTTAAGTTGAGTCACATCCTGAATAGAACTTGTATTAAGAATTTGTTTAAGGTAATCATCTCCATATAACTCTTCGAGTTCTTGCTCTATTTCTTCCTGATACTCATCAAAGAACTTGCGAGTTTCAGAGTAGTAAATAAAACCAGAGACACCACCTTCGCAGCCGTGATCAGCTACATCCTTGATCTCCTCGATGTCATCAAATCTTTCATCGAGTGCCACAGTTAATCTTGATTCTTGCATTGAATTAAATAATGGCTACTCTCATTGAGTAGCAATAGATGTGGACGGAATCGAACCGTCCTTAAACCATTCATCAGAAGTTGATATACCTATTGGTATAAGGAGAGAATCCACATTCTCTATATGTCAAACGTCCAGTTTGTACGTTGTATCTATTCTCATAAACACTGTTGTTTACTAAGTCTTGAACCCAAAAGCCTAGAGATATAACATCATTAAACATAAGGTTTAAGATCTTAGTCCTTGCAACATTTTTATAGAGATAAGTTCTACCATTTTCAAATGTGTATTGAACAGTTTTATTAAATGGATTTACTTTGACTCCATAAGAATCGGCACAAGTACTGGTACGATGAGCAATTTGAAACATAATTAGTAATAATTAATTGAACAAATATCCTACCTTGTATGTAATACAAAAGTGGATAAGTGGCGGACGTGGACTCGAACCACGACTTAAGACACCCGTCCCGCCTTGCTTCCCGTTTGTTTTATTCCCACTCTGTCCGCTGACTCTGATGGTCACGTCTGAAGCTTATCAAGGCTCCGCTGTTATGTTTTAACCTCGAACTGTTGAAGGGACACCGCAGTTATCGAGCTACTTAAGCCAGTTAACAATCGCTGTTGGATTGAAAGTTTGGTTGTTATGTCTTGAGAGAGTTTGTAGTTTAGTTTATTTATCTCTCTCACCTCTACCGAGGAGAGATCAATAAAGTAAACGTAAAACAAACTGCTCTACCCTTCCATTCTACACCAATTTGTCCTCAAGTGGATAGATCAAAATCAACAAATCTTCTCAAATCAGCGAAACTCCAGGTATAGCTTGGGATCTCAGCAAATGTAAAGAAATTGTGAAGAATTGGCTATGTTGCCCTAACTTGTGGTATGTCAGTTAGTCTCAGGTTTGTATCAAAGTGTTAAGCAACAGGTCGCATGAGATTGATGATACTCTATAATCCCCGCGCCGCGCATGTCGCGAATGTATTGAACCGCGCGATATGTATCAAAACCACGCTCAGAAAGCGAGCGAAGCGAGCGGATTGCTTGGTATGACTAGCTTCGGACTCGCTTCCATAGCGAGTGATCGCGATTTGCAGAGATTTTCGACCCCCCTACGGGGGTTTTCGCGTCCTGACTGTATCGTATATAAGACTTCAGAAATTTATGCCAAAATCTATGGCAAATTGCTTAAGACCATCATCTGTAAGAGGATGACGGAACATCTGATCAAAGACACTACATGGCAATGTACATATATCCGCTCCTACCTTCCAGGCATTAACTGCTGACTTAGGTGAACGTATAGATGCAGCTATTATCTTAGTATCTACTTTCTCTCGCCAGAATAAATTAGCAATCTCTCTAACTAATTCAATACCATCCTCTCCAATCTGATCTAATCGACCAACAAAGGGAGAAACATAGGTTGCTCCAGCCTTAGCACACAGTATTGCTTGGCTAACACTGAACACTAAAGTCATATTAGTCTTATGACCCAGTATGGACAGCTTCTTACAAGCCTTAATACCTTCAACAGTACAAGGCAGTTTAATAGTTGCTACTTCTCCATACTTTCGACCATACAATATGCCATTAGCTGCTAACTCCTGTGCAGTCTCTCCTCTAACTTCAATAGAGAGATCCTTAACACGCATGTCATACAGTTCTTTATAGACCACATCAGGGTCTTCATTACTCTTCTTAATAAGAGTGGGGTTGGTTGTTACACCATCTATTATCTCGGTTTTTAACCTATCTTGTATATCTGTAGTAATAGCAGAATCAAGAAATATCTTCATTTAAATAGTCCTATTCGGGTGAGTAAATATAGGGTTAGTACGGTCCAGAATATAATCTCAAGACCTATGTTATTCATCTCTCATATCTCCAATACTGATAGACCCATCCTCATGTTTCACTATTTCAGGTGGGTAGGATTTGTCTTCTACCTCATTTAGGTAGTCTTTTATTGCAGTATCAACAGTTTGTTTAGAGACAATATCTATGTATCTCTGTTCTATGCCAATCAAGTAACCAAGTATTAGCCAGTTGAGTGGTTTCCAAGGAGTCTTTAGACTCTTGTATAGCTTTCTAAATCTTTCTAGTTTAAGTCTAGGCATATATAGTGTTATTACTGATAGAGGTAGGTGGGAGTATGTGTTTTAAAGGAATATCATTCACGGATATTTATTAAAAGGGAGCCTAAGCTCCCCTTACAAGGGTCCACCCTTCCCCTGTATACATAAGGGTTAAGGTTAAAACCAAGTGGGGACTGACTTTCCGTCAGACCTACCTCTTGCTTGTTGTCTTTGTTCAGTATCCATTCCAAGTACCAGATGATTGGTCATGGATTGTGGGTCATTTATAAATCCTTCTAACATGTCATCCCAGTCTTCACGTTTACGTAGGTTGATCTGTTCCTGTGCAGAGATTGATAGAGCGTCTGTAAAGTATTTAACCCCTTGGGCTAGACAGTCTAATCTGTCATCATGTTTTACAGCGTATTTCTCTCTACACATTCTGCTCATCTGGTAAAAGAGCATATAGAGGAGCCTACTTTCAGGTGCACTGTCTTTGTTTGAGCTGTAATCCCACTCAATAACCCCACGGTCAACAATAAGACGATGCTGGTTAAAGACAGGTTCAAGCGCGTCAATGATACGGTCTTCTTTCCGCACGTTTGCTCGCACTTCATCAATGAGGATTCTTTGTTTAGTTTGTTGAATATGTTTTTTAAATAGTTCACTTACTATTCCATCTCCAAAGTTTGTTTCTACTACAAGAGTTGTAGCGTTGTATTTTTTACAGCCTTTTAATATATCGAGCAGGGTCGAATCTGAATACCCATCCCTGTAGGCTCGCATCTCATGTAGGTATAGAAAGCCATTCTTCTGGGAGATATAACAGGCGGCTGTTTCGTCTTTTCCTCGTCCACTGGGGTCGACTGAGCAGATTGTTTCCGTATAT